CCGCCAGTCTCGCCGACTGCGTGGAGGATGTGGGACTCATCGCTGTCGGGGAAGGCAAGTGCGCGGGGCGCTATGGCGGACACCAGGGCCTGGGCCACGGCGTCTTCGGTGTCGTCATCGTCGCGTAGCAGAGCGGTGAAGAGCATGACACCCATGTCAACGACGGTCGACCAGGCTGAGAAAACGTTGTACGTTTCTTTGACCAGGCCGGCGATGGCGTCAACGGCGTTGAGGAACCAATGTTCACTACCATCATCGTCACGCTGGCGCTGACTAAAGAGACGCGTGGTCTCTTCAGCAGCGAACCAGGTGCCGGTACGGTCGTAGTGAATAGTGTCAATACCGAATGTAACGCTATCACGGACAAGGGTGGAAGGCGTCACGTCCATGGCCACACCGTTGGCGGCGAGCCAACGTTTGAGGTCGGACAAACGGGTGCTATCATCTGGGAACATGCCGACAAGTTGTGCTAGGGGCAAGGTCACTTGGATGGTGGAGTGGTAGTCCTCGCCAACGCCTGGCGCAAGACGGTTGCGGAACGTGCGTGTCTTGCGCTTGTACTCGAGGCTGGTAGGGACGATTGAGTTCGGCGGGGGCAGGGCCGTGTTCACGTCGAGCGGTGCCAGTTGTGCCGCGGCCGGGTAGTAGCCGTGCGGTAGGGGCGAGGCGTACGAGAACTCTGCGTCCCAGACGATTTTAAAGTCGCCCAAAACTTGCAGGTCGGTCAGCGCGTCGGCATCGGCCAGGGTGGTGAACTGCGTTTTCTGCGCAATCCACAGTTGGCACGGTATGCGCTCGGCGACGTCACCAGGGCGAGTCCCGCTGTGGAACCAGCCCTTGTTGACAGTGCCGACTAGGAGCTCGCGGGGCACGCGGAAGCTCGCACGGCGGCCGACCTGGAATGTCATCTGGGGTAGGCCTGAGTCGGCATAGTTGAAGAGGTCGTTGGGGTCGATGGCGGATGCCGAGGTGTCAGCAAGTGCAAAGACTGTGACCTGACCATTGACTAGCGCTCCCGCGGACGGGTGCCACTCAACTGTGACGCCCTTGGGGCCAAAACGCCAGCGTTGCTGGAGTTCCGCGTACTGCTTAAGGGTAGGCAGAACGTCGAGGCCGAGCGGGATGCGACGAATCACGGACGGTGCCTTGCGCGAGGAGTCAAGGCGTAGGACATGCAAAGGCTCAGAGCGTGTGACAGCAAGGTGCTTCGGTTGGTGGGCGCGCGCAGCGGGTGCGCGGCGTGCCACCGGTTGGACGCGTCGGGCGCGTCCGGGAACATTTCTCTTTGAGTTGGACTTGTTCGATTTTACCATAATTGATTTTAAGGTGGGTTGTAATAATGTTACTATGTACTTTATGGACCGGTCCCCCCCAGGACCGGCACAACCCGCCTGTTTTGTTGTGGGTGTTAGCCCACTCCCACCACGACTGCATCGGGTGCAGGCATGGTGGCTGTCTTATCACCTAGCCATTCAGCTGCGCCGTCGAAGCCAGTTGTTGGTTCGGGTTGAACCAGAGCATCTGGGCTACGACCCTTGCCGGGTGCGGCGGTGCGTCTTGACTTGCGGTGCAAGGACGGGCGTGCCAAATTGCCGGATGTCCTTGGGGGTACTGTGCGGCGGCGTCCGGATAGTAGAGAGGCCGCGGTAGGTGGCGCGATAGCAGTGCTGCTTGCAGCAGCACGGTCGCGCCAAGAGCTCGTGTAGCGTGGTGTGGGACCGAGTGCGAGTTGGTCCGAGGGCTGTGCGGCACTTGGAGTAGGCGCAGGCTGTGTCGCTGCAGCGCTAGGCTTGGCAGCGAGAGCAGCGATTCGCTTGGCCTTGTGGCATTCGGCAGCGGTGTGCATGTTGTTCGGGTGGTATGGACAGCGGTTTGCGTCGGTATGGTAGACCTCGCCTTGGACCACTACGTCGAACGGTACGGCGGTAACTGGGCTCGTCTCGGTTAGCAGGGGGGCACTGGTGATCATTTCCTCCAGTGTGCTGCAGGACTCGAGCCAGGTGGTGAAGCGTGGTATGTCGATGTTGAGCGACTCAGCATACGCGTCCATCCAAGGGCCGTGACGGTTAGGGAATTGGACCTCTCT